ATATGGATAGAGCAGATGCAAGAACCAGTAGTTATTCAGTAAGAGTCTAACACTCTAAAGAACTCCAAAGGTTGTAAACTAGAAATGAGACTCTGGAAAACTTGCAAGTACTACAAAGTAAAAGCCAAGCTTACTCAAACAACTATGATATGTTTGGGAAGAACTTACAAAGTATAGAATGCTTAGTAGCATTAGAATTGAACAAGAGTAAGCTACAAGTTCCCCAGAGTCTCTAAAGTCTAGGAGGTTCTTGTATTGGGGTGGAAGCTTTGAAGCCCTGAAGGGTAGGCAGGAGACCACCCCCCTCTACCCATATATCTATAGCATACATATACAAAATTACAGGATTCTGCTATTAACCAGTTTGCAACTAGCTGGTTAACGAGCCGTTTAAAAAACTTCTAAAGTTTTTACAGTTTCTGGGGGTTTTTTTGAAGGGGTATTTTGGGTCTATTTATCTATATATGCACCCGGGGGGTCACTAAAGTTATTATAGCTACCTAATCTGATTTTGTCAAGAGGGTTGACAAATTTATTTTAGAAGTATATACTAGTTATCATGGCAATCCTCCCAAGTATAACTAACGAATCTAAAAGGCAGCTGACCAAAAAACAGCAGTCTTTTTTAGACCACCTAGTTGAAACCCAAGGAGATGCTAAAAAGGCTGCTGAGTTGGCTGGATATACCAGTCATTATCACCATGTTGTTAAAACATTAAAGAATGAAATCCTAGAATTAACTCAGGAGGTCTTGGCAAACTCTGCTCCTAAAGCAGCTTTTAAACTTGTCGAGATTATGGAGTCTAATCGACCTATAGTTCAAGCTAATAATAAGTTAGCTGCAGCCCAAACTCTACTAGATAGAGTAGGAGTTTCTAAAGTAGATAAGGTAGATGTTAATCATAATGTGAGTAGTGGTATCTTTTTGATGCCGGACAAAGCTCCAATTAATTTAGACAAAGAAGATTATGAAGATATTTCTGACTGAATACGAAGAACAAGGCAAAGTTTATGCCGGTCCTAATATAGTTGCAAAAAACTTAGAAGCTGCTAAGATTGCAGCTGAACTTAATAACTTAACAGTAGTTGGTGAGTTTTCTGAGATATATGTTGACGAAGGTCTAATGCATTTTTATAAAGATTCACTAACTACTAAAACAATACACTAATGGAAACAGTTATAATATATTTTATAAGTTTTATAATAACTTATTTTTTGGTAAAAAAATTGTTTTTTAAATCAAATGGCAAATAAAAGAAAAAAAAGTACAGTAAATAAAGCCGGTAATTATACTAAACCTGCTATGCGTAAAAGATTATTTAATAAAATTAAAGCAGGTAGTAAAGGTGGTAGACCCGGACAATGGTCAGCTCGTAAAGCTCAGATGTTAGCTAAACAATATAAAGCTGCTGGTGGTGGCTATAAATCATAATGGCTGACCCTAAAAAAGGTACAGGCAAAAAACCTAAAGGCTCTGGCAGACGTTTATATACTGACGAGAATCCTAAAGATACCGTTAGTATTAAATATAAAACTGCTGCAGATGCTAGAAAAACTGTAGCTAAAGTAAAAAGAATTAGAAAGCCTTTTGCTCGTAAAATTCAAATCTTGACGGTTTTAGAACAACGTGCTAAAGTTGCTGGAAAGCATGAACAGGCTAGAATTGCCAAAGCTGGTAAGGAAGCTATTCGTAAACAACATGGTCGAAAGACTTAATATCTAGAGGAGGGCATTATGCCACAACATACTAAAAAGAAAAGAAAAAGCATGGCTAAAGGTGGTGCTAAAGGTAGAAAAAGTTACGCAAAAGGTGGAATGAAAAAAAGAAAAAGTTACGCAAAAGGCGGCAAAACTAGAAAGTAAATGTCATACTTAATGAGTAACATCCCACACTTTCCGTGTTGGGTAAGGAGGGAGTTTACCCATAATCATCTTAAATATCATGGCGAGTTTTTACATGCACTTGCCATAGCAGTAAATACTATACCTGACAGGTCTTTGAGTTTTCAGGTAGTTTTTACTGGTAATGAAATGGATAGAGATGATTGGAAAGAAGGCAACATACATGGTGGTGCTATGTGGGCAAGGATGCCTATACAAGCATTAGTCGCTGATATACCTATGGATGAATGGGCAGAGCCAATGGAGAATCATTTGGCACAGCCTTGGGATTGTGAATCTAGAACGCACTCTGTTATTACTCTAGATAGAACTAGTTCATCACCATGGATAGCAAAAATCGGCAGTGATTTTTATACTTCAAGGTATTTATTTACTGTTGATTATACTGATAATAGTATTGCTGATGACCCAGCACAACACAAACAGTCTCATGTATTATATATTACTGAAGACTGTCCTTGGAAAGGAAATATAATAGCTTTACCTAATAATAGAGTTAGAGTTACTAATCCTGCTCTTTGGGCAACTGGAGAAGGACCTCCTGACTTTATACCTTCGCAATGGTTACATTCTGCAGAAGGACACGAAAGCTATATGAATCCAGATGAAACATTTAATAATTTATATAGTGATAAAGATAAGTGAACTACAGATATTATGTAAGTAATTGGTTTATACCTAGAGGTCAAATCGCTTTAAATCTAGGACCGATAACTATTATAAAAAAAGATTGGTTTAATAAAGCTAACGCTAAGACTCAAACTTACATACTTAGGCATCAATATATTCATTATCAACAGTGGCTAAAAAGACCTTGGACACATCACTGGAAGTATTGGTTAGACTTAGAGTATCGTTTTGATTGTGAAATAGAAGCATATGCACATAATGTTATAAACGATAAAACTTCTAAAAAGTGGATAGTAGATTTTTGTTATCAAAACTATGCTAATTTAGGTTATGACATGCTTACTAAAACAACTATTAAAAAAACTTTAGAGAGAAAAATAATGAAACTTAATTGGGGTAAAGATGGCTCTTAAAAAAAGTCAACGTAGTTTACGTAAATGGACTAAACAAAAATGGCGAACTCCTAGTGGTAAAAAGTCTTCAGAAACAGGAGAAGTATACGCACCAGAAGCTAAAATTAAAAAACTTAAATCTACTCCTGCAGGTAGACGTAAGTTAGCAGCAGCTAATAAAAAGAAACGAGAAGCTACTGCTAAGGGTAAACAACATGCACAACATGGTTTGCATCGAAAAACTAAAAAGAAAAAGAAGAAATAATGGCACACGAAAATAGAAAAAAAGCTTTACTTAAAAAGCATGGTTTAAAAGGAGTAAACAAACCTAAACGTACTCCGGGTCATAAAACTAAATCTCATGTAGTTTTAGCTCAAGATGGACATCAATTAAAACTAATTCGTTTTGGTCAACAAGGTGTACGTGGTGCTGGAAAAAATCCAAAGACTGCTAAAGATAAAGCTAGAAAGAAAAGTTATTATGCTCGACATAATGCTCAAGATTCTAATCCTAGTAAAATGAGTGCTCGATATTGGTCTCATAAAGTTAAATGGTAATAATATGTCTCAACCACAACAGCAACAACAACCTTTAGTATCTGAAAAAGAATTAAAAGAACTAATAAAACAACAGACATTAAACTGTCATAATCAATAATATTTATGCCACAATTAGGGAGTAATGAAAAACCAGTCTTAATGACTAACAAAAAAAATAAAGGTAGAGTTGGAAAAGGCTCTAGACGTAGACCTATGTCTATTTCTAAAGAGCAATATGCAACTAATTATGAAAAAATATTTGGCAAAAAATAAAGAAAAAGATATAGATTTTTATCATAATAATGCTGTATTAATTGCAATATTATTACCAATAACTTTTAGTTTTATCAGTTTAATTATCGTAAGTAAAATATTATGAAAACTTTACCGGATGGTTACAAAAAACGAACTTCATCTACTGTGCCTTTTGGTTACGAAGAAGACGGTTTAATTGAAGGTTATTTAAAACCTATTGAACAAGAACTTGAAATACTTAGAGAAGTATCAGAAGCTATTTTTCATGGTGAAATAAGTTTAGGAGTTGGTGTTGATTGGTTAGAAGCTGAAACAGGTAGAAAAATATCTAGACCGGGATTAAAAAAACACGTAGATAAATTATATGGAAGATTGGGAAAAAAATCCTGAAAAGTACTTGACAAACCCTGATGGGAGCTATATACTTAACAAAGACGGTACTCCACGTAAAAAAGGTGGGAGACCTAGAAACAAAGAATTATCTGATGTTCAGTTAGCTTTACAAGCTAAAAATAAGCTAACTAAGAAGAATCAAAAAGTAAAAAAGCTAACTAGAAGTTTAGCTAAAATAAAAAAAGAAGTCAAGGCTGAAGAGAAAGCTTTAACTTCTAATGTTTTATCTAAGAAAGATACAAAAAGTCTTCCAGATAAAATACAAGAACATTTAGATAGTACAGGTTCACATGTGGCATTTATGCCTAATGATGGACCACAAACAGATTTTTTAGCTGCATCAGAAAAAGATGTTCTTTATGGAGGTGCAGCCGGTGGAGGAAAAAGCTTTGCAATGCTTATTGACCCACTGAGGTATTGTCATAAGTCAGCTCATAGAGCTTTAATACTTAGAAGGTCAATGCCAGAGCTTAGAGAACTTATAGATAAATCTAGGGAATTGTACCCAAAAGCATTTCCCGGAGCTAAGTTTAAAGAAGTAGAAAAGTTATGGAGCTTTCCTTCTGGAGCAAAAATAGAATTTGGATTTTTGGAACGAGATGCAGATGTGTATC